ATAAAGATGGCAGAAGGAGTGGGCAGACCGGCTCACCAACCGACTGACCAGAATCGGCTTCAGGTCAAGACTCTGGCTGCGGTAGGTATCCGGCACGAAGATATAGCGTTAAAGCTAGGGATTAGCGCGGATACGCTTACAAAGTATTACCGCCAAGAATTAGACGATGGCCGGGTAGACGCTAATGCTCAAATCGGCAAGTCCCTGTACGAGCAGGCGAAGAACGGCAATACCACGGCCATGATCTTTTGGCTCAAGACACGCGCTGGCTGGAAAGAAACCCAGGTAAACGAACATACTGGGTTAGATGGCGAGCCTTTGAAAATCAACGTGGTGACAGGGATTGGCTGAAGTAAACCTCGACACCAAGTATCGCCCGAGACCACAACAACGAGAGATTCACGATGCGGTGGCAGAACACAGGTTTGTGGTGGTTGTCGCTCACCGACGCATGGGTAAAACTGTGGCTGCGCTTAACCAGCTTATCCACTCAGCCCTCCAATGCGACAAGCCAGACCCAAGATTTGCCTACATTGCACCGACTTACGGACAGGCCAAGCGGGTTGCCTGGGACTACCTATGCAACTTCACGCGACCGCTCGAAGCCACGGCGAACATCTCGGAGTTAAAGGTTGACTTCTACGGACGGCGAATACAACTTTACGGCTCGGACAATCCTGACAGTCTTAGGGGCCAGTATTTTGACGGTGTTATTCTTGACGAGATCGGTGATCAAAACCCAAAGATATGGAACGAGATTGTCCGTCCTGCTCTCGCGGATCGCATGGGTTGGGCGCTATTTCTAGGAACGCCAAAGGGTGCTAACCACTTCAAAGACTTCCGAGACCGAGCAGAAAAAGAACCGGGATGGAAGTTACTTGAGTTCAAGGCTTCGCAGACGGGAATACTTCCGGAAGTTGAATTGCTCGCTGCCAAGAAAGAAATGGGCGACGACAAGTACGCCCAAGAATTTGAATGTTCATTCGCGGCTGCGGTCGAAGGTTCATATTACGCCGCTTTACTTAACGCTCTCCCGCCCGAAAGATTTAAGGAGTTTGCGCGGGACGATCTCTGTAAAACGTATACGAGCTGGGACTTGGGTGTTGGTGATTCCACGGCCATCTGGGTCTGCCAGGTCGCGGGGCAAGAGCGTCGCTTATTTGATTTCGTGGAAAACCACGGAGTCGGCCTCGACTGGTATGTAAACTGGATCAAGAAGAATGGTTACGCGCAGGCAGAGCACATCCTGCCGCATGACGTAGAGGTCAGGGAACTGGGAACCGGAAAGAGTCGGAAAGAGGCTTTGCAAGACCTTGGATTGAACATTACCGTCTGCCCGCGAATCGGCGTAGACGACGGAATACAAGCTGTCCGCAGGATGCTTCCTAACTGCTGGTTCCACCCAAATGTAAAGCAGGGACTAGACGCGCTGCGTAACTATCGCCGGGAATACGACGAGAAGCGCAACGTGTTCTACGATAAACCGCTCCACGACTGGAGCTCACACGCTGCCGACGCATTTAGATACTTGGCTGTTGGCATGAACCAAACCTCAAACTGGGGCAAGCCAATCACACCGAACGTGAAATGGATCGTATAAGATGAATGAAGAAACCCTAAAAGGCATACTCGAAGATGAGATAGACAACGCGATTGGCTATCTAGAAACCGAGACCACAGAATCCCGCCGCAAAGCCATCCAGTATTACAACGGCGAGGAGTACGGCAACGAGGTCGAGGGTCGGTCACGTATCGTCACCCGCGAGGTGGCCGAGGCTGTGGACGGTGCGATGCCTGCGCTCATGCGTGTCTTTACCGCTTCCGAAGAAACTGTTGTTTTTGAACCACATGGTCCGGAAGATGTAGACGCCGCCGAGCAAGCCACCCAGATGTGTAACTGGGTGTTCATGCGGGATAACCCTGGCATCTCGATCCTGCACACCATGATTAAGGACGCCCTGCTCTCCAAGACAGGAACCGTCAAGGTCTATTGGAAAGACGAGACAGAGGTCAACACCGAGAAGTACGAAAACCTTTCTGCCGAAGAGTTGGCCCTTTTGCTTGCCGATGAGCAGTATGAAGTCGTTAGCCAAGACCAGCGCCAGATTGGGGAAATCCCCGCCCTGCCGACACCGGAAGAGATTGCGCTGGCCCAGCAGACCGGACAGCCCCCGATGCCCCGCATGGAGCCGGTGTTTGCCTACGATGTAAAGATCAAGAAGATGGACAAGAAGGGCCGGGTGGTCATCGAGAACATCCCGCCCGAAGAGTTCATCGTCAGCAAGAAAACCATCCAACTCAAGGATTCCCCGTTCTGCGCCCACCGCCGTTTGGTGACCCGCTCGGAACTGGTGGCAATGGGGTTTGATAAGGACGAGATTTATAACCTCCCGTCTTACGAAGATCTGACCTACACGCCCGAGCGCGTGGCCCGTTACTCCCAAGGCGAGCAGCCGGATGACGATAGCCTAGACCCGTCCATGCAGTTGGTAGAGACCTTTGAGGCATACATTCGGGTGGACTACGACGAGGACGGCATTGCCGAACTGCGCCGTGTCATCTACGCCGGGATGAACATTCTGGAGAACGAAGAGATCGACTACCTCCCGTTTGCCTCCATTTGCCCGATCCCGCTACCGCACAAGTTCTTTGGGCAGTCGCTGGCCGACCGGACAATGGATCTCCAGATCATCAAGTCCACGCTGACCCGTCAGATCCTCGATAACCTGTACTTGACTAACAACGCCCGGGTCGTGGCTGTAGACGGACAGGTCAACCTAGACGACCTGCTAACCGTTACTCCGGGTGGTGTGGTACGGGTCAAGAACCCCGCTGCCATCCAGCAGTTGCCCGTTCAAGCAGTCGCAGGGCAGTCCTTTCCGATGCTGGAATATATGGACAACATCCAAGCCAAGCGTACGGGCGTTACCGAAGCCTCGCAGGGATTGGACCCCAATATTCTGCAAAACACCACGGCCACGGCAATTGCGGCCATGCAGAACGCCTCGGCTGGCAAGCTGGAACTGATCGCCCGTATCTTCGCTGAAACCGGCATCAAGGACATTTTCCGCAACATCCTGCACCTGCTCTGCAAGTACCAGGACAAACCCCGGGTCATCCGTTTACAAGGCAAGTTTGTGCCAATGGACCCCCGCGAGTGGGATACCGAGTACGACGTTACCATCAACGTGGGCCTGGGAACCGGGACCAAGCAGGAGCAGATGGCGATGCTTGGGATGGTGCTCCAGAAACAAGAGCAAATGCTGGCGCAGTTTGGTCCGGCAAACCCGCTGGTGTCACTTGGGCAGTACCGCGCCACGCTGGGCAAGTTCATTGAGGCCGCTGGGCTGAAGGATTCCACCCGATTCTTCAAGGAAATCACCCCAGAGATGGACCAGATGTTGTCCCAGCCCGCACCGCAACAACAGGGCGCTGACCCGATGGCGCAGGCGATCATGGCCCAGACTCAAGCCCAGATCCAAGCAATGATGGCAAAGGCCGAGGCCGATATTGAGGCCAAGCGCCAGAAGGCAATGGCCGACATCCAGATCGCCCAAGAGAAAGCCGCTGCGGATATTGCGCTTAAGCAACAGTCTGCCGCCGTCGATCTTCAACTCAAGGCATCAGGACTCTAATTGGACAAAGCCGCAAGAGCGCAGAATTTACTGACCGACGAGTTTTTTACCGATGTTGTAAAAACGCAACGCGAGTTGTATATTTACAACATTGTCAACAGTAGTCCCGAACAGGTTGATGAGCGGGAAGCCGCATACACCAAGCTCCGGGCGCTGGATGAATTTATCGCCACTCTTGAATCCCTGGCTAAACAGCCCGAGGTGGAAAAGAAGCGAATGAAGTTTTTTTAATTACTGGGAGTAACGCATGGACGACACCAACCCGCAAGGGAGTGCAAAAACCGTAGACCAAGCCGCAGCACAGATTTTTGGGATGCTTGATCCGCAACAGCCTGAAGAGGGCCAAGTTGAGGAAGTAGCAGCAGAAGAGACCGCAGAATACGCGGAATCCGAACCCGAGGAAATGGAAGCCGCATCCGAGGAATCCGTAGAAGCAGAAGAGCCACCCCGCTACCGTGTCAAAGTTGACAACGAGGAAGTGGAGGTTACGCTTGACGAACTTCTGAAAGGTTATTCTCGCACTTCGGACTACACCAAAAAGACGCAGACTCTATCCGAACAGCGTAAGCAAGTAGAAGCTGAACGCCAACGGATAGAAGAAGCCGCCAAACTGCGTGACCAGTATGCCCAACGGCTGTCCGTCATCGAACAGATGCTCGCATCCCAGCCCGAGGAAGATCTCGCCCCACTCAAAGAGACCGATCCCATTGGCTACACAATGAAGATCGCCGAGAGAATGGAGCGTGAGAAGCAGGTACAGGCCATTCGTGCCGAGCAACAGCAAATCGCACAGAAGCAACAAGCGGAATACCAAGAAAACCTTCGTAGGCATTTGGCATCGGAAGCCGAGAAACTCTCTCAGGCCATCCCGGAAATGTCAGATCCGGTCAAGGGTGAGGTGATTCGCAAAGACATCAAAGACTTCGCCCGGTCAATCGGGTGGTCAGAGCAGGAGCTTGCTCAGGTCTACGATCACCGCGCTGTGCTGGCGTTGTATCAGGCAATGCAATACAACAAATTGCAGAAGTCTAAGCCTGTGGCGACCAAAAAAGTCGCAGAAGCACCAAAGATGCTCAAGCCGGGCACGACTGGTAAACAGACGACGGCCGAGCAGGATGCGGTTAAGAAATTACAGCAACGGCTCGCCAAGAGTGGCGACCGCCGGGATGCTGCCCGATTGTTTGAAAAATTCCTCTAAGGAGTAAGAAATGACTGTTCCCTCAAATACCTACCTGCGCTACACCTCGATTGGTGTGCGCGAGGACCTGACTGATGTAATTTATAACATCAGCCCCACCGACACGCCTATCATGTCGTCCATCGGCAAATCCAAGGCTACCAACACCCTGCACGAGTGGCAGACCGATAGCCTGGCCGCTGCTACGACCAACAACGCCCTGGTTGAAGGTGATGACGCTACCGCTGCATCGCTCTCGCCCACCGTTCGTCTGAACAACTACACCCAGATCGTGGGCAAGACCGTTCAGATCTCCGGTACGCTAGAAGCCGTTGACAAGGCTGGCCGTAAGTCTGAGAAGGCTTATCAGCTTGCCAAAGCATCGAGCGAGATCAAGCGTGACATCGAGACCATCCTGACCGCTAACCAAGCCAAGTCCAACGGTACGGCTACTTCTAGCGCCCGTAAGATGGGTTCGTTGCTGTCATGGATCACGACCAACGTGTCCAAAGGCGCTGCTGGTACGAACCCGACCGGCGACGGTTCCGATGTGCGTTCCGACACCACAACCCGCACCTTCCTTGAGTCCATGCTCAAAGAAGTGGCCCAGGAAATCTTCACCGAAGGCGGCACGCCCAAGATGCTGGTTGTTCCTCCTGGCCTGAAGGCTACGGTATCGGGCTTCCCCGGTGTTGCAGAGCAGCGTTATGTGACCGGCGCAGAGCCGACCACGATTGTTGCTGCCGCTGGTGCATACCTGTCGGACTTCGGTCTCATCTCCATCGTGCCGGATCGCTTTATGCGCTCCACCGATGCGCTGATGCTTGATCCTGAGTACGCAGCCATCGCCTACCTCCGTCCGTTCCAGACCAATGATCTGGCTAAGACTGGTGACTCTGAAAAGACCCAGATCCTTGCCGAGCTCACGCTGGAAATGCGGAATGAGAAGGCTCATGGCGGTATCTTTGATATCAAAGCAGCCTAAAGTGTTGTAGAATCGGGGGTGGGCCAGTCCCACTCCCGTTTTTGGAGAACAAGTGTTAAAACTTGGTAGCGAAGTAGTCAACGGCGAAGTCAGAACCACCTACGCGGACGGCGAGGGAAACCTAATCGTCAAAGCGGAAACAAACCTCACCCCAATCATCGAGGCCAACAAAGCGGCCTATAACTCCACAGACGAGCGAACACGATGGGGAGAACTTACTAGGGTTGCAGAAATACCCTTCGCAGTCATAGAAGATCTAAACAAACAAGGCATTATGCGCGGCTTTGTTGTGCTCGACCAAAAGCGCATGAAGGCGTGTCTAAATAATCCCGATAATCGGTTCTTTCGTACCCGACCGGGCAGAATCTGAGGAGAAAATATGAAAGGCTCTAAAGCCAAAGTTGCCGTGTGTATTCCTACGCGTGGCGAAATGGAAGTAGGTACA